TCACGGTCGGGGCGGGGCGAGGTCGGGAGCGGCGCCGTCCGCGGACGGTCCTCGCGGGGCGTCTGCCAGAATTTCAGTTTGCGTTCCGGCTCGTCGGCGGGCTTGGCGGGCGTCGAGGCGGTCATGGGCAATCCCTCCACCACAGAGGTGCGCCCGCCCCTATGATTCGTCACGGTCGGGGCGCCAAAAAAAAAAACGCGGGAGGCGGGGCGTGGACCCGGCGACTAATGTCAAGGGGACCCGGTCGATTCCGGGAGGGACGGCGCCGTCACGCCCCGCCCCCCTTGATCAGGACGGAGCAAGGTCTCCGGTCTGACACTTCGCGCCAAAAAAAAAACGCGCCCGGCGAACCAGGCGCGTTGGTATGAGAGCGAGGGCGTGCTGAATCAGTAGAAACAGGACGCGTACGTCTGGAGCGTGCATTGCACGGGGACGGGCGCCGACGGGGTGCACAGCGTAAACGAGCTATTCGGGAGCTGAAACCGGAGCGGATGCGCCACGCCTGCCGCCACCGTGCGCGTCAGGCCGGACGCGAACGGCGCCAAGGTGCCGATGATGTTGCCGTCGAAAATGACGTCTACGGTTAAGGGGCCGTTGTTCTTGAAGGTCACTTCCGTCGTCCGGTTGGTTTCACACGCGGGCGCGGGCGGCGGGGGTGGGACCGAGGGGGTCGTGGGACTCTTGCCCCCACAAGCGGCGAGCGAGATGACGAGGGGGAGCCAAATCATACGTTTCATTACTTCACGTTCTCCATGGCCGTAATCAGGGCCTGAACGAGGCGGCCAAATTCCTCGGTCTCGGGCGCTGTCAAGACATGACAGCTCGTAAACATGGGATACCCATTGACGCCCATCGGCATGGCCTTGGACGTGTACTCGTAGACGAGGCCGGGCGCCCGCTTCACAAACGCCTTGCGCTGTTTCGCGTTCATCAGGCCCAGCGACAGGAAGCACGTCGTCAACCAAGTCGGGCGGCACGTCGCGCGACGTGTAGATCCGATTGGCGACGTAGTCCTTCGCGAGCTGGACGAGATCGGGCGCGCTCATCGGACGCCACTCAGCAGGCGCAAGAGAAACGCCAAGACCGCCACGTGCAGCCCGAGACTCGCGCCCGCCATCCACTTGAGAACTTTCAAGTCCGATTCCAAGGCGGCAAAGCGACTTTCGAATCCGGCGATTTCTTCCGCCGCCGTGCGCGCTTGTTCCTCGGTGACGCCTTGCGCGGAGCGCAGCGCGTCGTAGGTCTTACTGAGCATGATCGGCATTAGCCGTGCGATCCTTTCGTGTAGTCGATCAACAGTTGAATCAACGCCTCTTTCAGACTCTCGCCGCGCAGCGCCGCCGTACTCTTCACCCGGCGCCACAAGTCCGTGGGAATGTCGCGCAGAATGTAGCTCGTGGTGTCAGCGTTCTTCTCCATGAGCGAGCGTCTCCTCTCGATAGAAGTGTCGGGCGCGCGTCAGCTCGGCCTCGAAGGCAGTGTCGTGCCGGTCGCACCAGTGCATCAGGTCGGCCAGCAGATCCGCCAACGCATCGGGGTCCTCGGCGCCGGTCGTCGCCTGGAACATGTCGAGCGCCACGGCGGCCCAGTCGGCGCGCTCGTCGTTCATTTGCTCGGGGTCGGGCGGGAGCGTCGTCTTCGTCTTCGTCTTCGTCTTCGTCGTCTTCTTCGTCGTACGGTTACTCATGTTATCAATCCTATCATCAATCGGGCGTCGGGGTGATCGTCACGCGCGTGAGCTTCACGACGTCCAAGGTCTCGGGATGGAGCGCCACGTACACGCGCGTCTGCACGTGGCGCCCGGCGCGCCGGGCCGTCGTATCGGCGGCCCGTTGCGTTTGGTCGGTCCAGAAGGATTCGCCGGGCCGGGCGCGCGAGAGCCACCCGGCCAAGGTCCCTGGCAGAAACGTGCCCGGTCGGCGTCCGCGGGGCATTTACGCGGTCTCCTTGACGAGGCGCGCGGCGACCGTCTGCAGCGTCCCGTCCATGATGACGGCCTGCCCGGTGCAGGTCCGGCCCCACCAGTGCCCGTACCCGTTGTCGAGGACGACGTAGCCCGCCGCGCGGAGCTGGTCGCACAGCCACGAGGACACGCGCCACCACTCGAAGACCTCGGCCGCCTCCGCGTGATCAGCGACCACCTGGCGTAGCTCGGTGAGGTAGCCGTGGCGCCCGTCGTCGGTGTCCGCGTCGGGGTCCAAGACTTCGAGCGTGCCGTCTGCTTTCCCGCACGTACACTCCGCCGCGGGGACGGTGTGCGTGGCGCAGCCTGCGGCGTGCGGGACGGTGCCGTCCTCGGGATCAACCGCTACGACGGGGCGCGTCGGCTGCTCTCCCTCGCAGTGCTCGCGGATCCAGTCGCGGCAGGTCTCGGCGTCCCAGGACGAGGCGTCCGGATAGAGGTTCTCGATCTCGTCGTAGCTGAACGCCCGTGCCAAGTCCTGCGGCCCGGCGGTCGTGTGTTCGAGCTTGATCAGCTCGTCGATGAGCGAGGAGTCACAGCACAGCACGTCGTTCCGCAGAAAGTGCTCCGCCGTCTGCGCGATCTGAATCGCGCGCCATTCGGCGTCGGTCCCTTTGCGCCACGTCGTGCGCATGTTGGGATCCTGGAGGCTGCGTTGATTGGGCGGCCCATTCGGGTCGCCGCGAAAGGTGTAGCTGTGGCCCCCGGGCCAGAGCTGAATCGTCGTCGTGTGCGGAGTCGTGCGGGTCATGGTCAGGTCAACTTTCTGCGGCGCCGGGCCGCGGTGAATTGGAAGCCGCACGTCAGACACCGATGCTGGCCGTACGCTTCGTTGATCGTGTAGTACTTCGGATGGCGGCACGGCACCTCGTCCACGACGAGGGGCGCGGGCTCGCGCAGTTGATGGAAGCGGCCACTCACGACGAGCGGCCGTCGGGAGCGGGCGACGGTCCGCGCATAGGCGCGGGCGTCCTGCCACGTGGCGAACGTCTGCCGAGTCGCCAAGGTATACGCGGGCTCGTCGTGGCGTTCGGTCTTCCCGAGGCGGCAGATCACGAGGTAGCGGTCGTCGGGAAACATTACTGCTCCTTCGTATTCCGCCTTGCGGCTGAGGAAGCCGGGCTCGTGCGTGGCGTTGTACTCGGCGCACAGGGCGCGCGCTTCGTCTTCGGTCTCCACGTTCTTGGCGAGCGTGTGCTTCGGTCCGGCGCCGGGCTCGCGGCCGCCGGGCCATGTCGGATTGCGGATCCACCAAGTGCGGGTAAAGACGCGATACATTGCGGGGCTCTCTTTCTGCGGCGTCCATCGCCGCGAGTCCTAAGATACTAAAATCCTATGATTCTGTCAAGGCGCCTAGCGCGAGCGCCCAGCGGTCGAGCTGGGCGCCCAAGGCGCGGGCGCCCGGACGGTCTTGCGCGGTGAGGCGAGCCGCCGCTTGACGGCAGGCGGTCGCCACGTGGTCGCGCAGCGTGGCGTCCACGCCAAGGGCGGACAGGACTTCTGCCGCGGCGCGGGCGTCGGATGCTTCGGTGAAGGTCGCGAACGATCCGAGGGGGAGATCGATCTCCCCCGCGGGCCGGTCGGCGTCGTCGTCGTAGACTTCGCAGGCGATCCACAGCTTGTAACTCATGCGACACGCTCCCGTCGGTCGGTCCACGTGCGGACCAGGTGATCGATGACGTCTACGCCAGCCTGAATCGTGTGCCACGTGTGCTCGGTGTCGGCGTAACTCCAGCCGCGCGACGTGTCGGCGCGCGGCCGAAGGATCGTGTCCGCGCCTAGCGCCACGGCGAGCCGCGCGACGTAGCTGCCAAAGGTCTTCGGGCGGCCGTAGGTCTCGTCGGTCTTGGCCAGGCGCGTCTCCAGCGTCTTGAGCGTCTTGGCCATGGCCTCGGCCTTCGGTCGATCCACGTCGTAGACGTCGTGGTACCGGTACTGCCAGGCGTACAGGTGGCGATCGGCGTCTCCGTTCGTCCCTTGCGAGTCGATCCGGAAGTCGGCCAAGTAGAGTCCGCGGACGGTCTCTTTTCCGAGGTTCCGGATCGTGGTGGACGTGGCCGACACCGTCAGTCCGGCGTCGATGTCTTCGCGTTCGTGGCGCGTGAGTCCAATCGTCACCACGCGGGCGATCACGTGGAAGTACTCCGCGGTCTGTTCGGTCGTGAGGTAGAGGGCAAGGCGCGTGGTGTCGGGCGGGGTCTTCGTTTTCGTCGTCATCGGTCCGTCTTTCTGCGGCCTCCCGAGGCCGCGGTGTCGAGACATAGGATTCTATTTCTAGAATCCTATGTTTGTCAAGTGTGCCAAGTCACGTGCGGGCGAGCGAGGCGTCCCGGACATAGTCGGACCCCTCGCGCGTGATGATGTCGATCAGGTGCTGCGCTTGGTCGGCCGGAACCACAAACCGGCAGCCCCCGCAGCGCACCAAGACGGGCGTGAGGCGGGTCCGGGCGTCGGCCGCCAGCGCGGCGACGTCGGCCGCCTGCAGCCATTGGCCGAAGGAGGCGCGGACGCGCGCTAGGACGGTCGGTCCGTCTTGGCGCGCGGTCGTGGTCGAGGTCATCGGGCCTCCCCGACGGCGCCCGCGGGCGCGTCCCATACGAGGGCCCCATCGCGGACCGTGCCGATCCTGATGCCTGGCACGGTGGCGAGCAGCTGCCGGTAGACGGCAATCCCGACCGAGTCGAGCCCGCGGTACCGGCCGGTCGCGGCCGCGGCTGCCAGGCGGCCGAACGTGCCCCCGAGCGCGGGTGCCAGGCGGGCGGCCGCCTCGCGCGTCTCCTCGTCCAGCGGGGCGCCCGCGTCAGGCGCCAGGCGCGGATCCACCATGGGACCGGAGATGATGAGGCGCGCGAACGTCTCGCGGTCGGCCTCGCTCGCGTCGTAGACGAGCGCGCCTTCGACGGCCTCTTCGAGGTACCCCGTCGTCATCCCGCCCGCGTGCCAGGGGCGCGGCTGCAGGTCTCCGCCGGAACTCGATACGTCAATCCCTTTGGCGTGCCAGCCATTCCAGCCGCGCCCGATGATGTGCCAGGCTTTCTTCGGAAGTCGTGTCATGTGCTGCGGCCTCCTTGACCGCGTCCGATCAGCGTCTCACAGAATCATATGATTTGTCAAGGCGCCCAAGTCCGGCGGCCTACCACAGGCCGACGAGGCGCCCGAGCCCGTAGCCGAGCGCATAGCCGAGCCCGAGGTAGCCGAGCAGTACGCCCAGCGCGGCGACGAGCCCGAGCGCCATCGCGGCCAGCCCGAGGGTGAGCGCGCCCAGCGCGCCCAGCCCGCGGGCGACGGCGCGGAGATGCGCGATCATCGGGCGGCCTCGCGGCGCCGGAGGCGGATCGTGCGGATCCGACAGGCGTTGCCGTGGTCGGAGATCGTCCACACGGGGAGGCCGTTTCTCTCGGTCCAGTGCTGCCGAATGTCGGCCTTGATGATCTGGCGAGCGGCCTCGTCGTCGTCGGCCGTGCCCAGGTGACGCGAGGGGCCGTAGCACCAGTCGTCTTTGTAGGCGACGGCCAGGCGGAACCCGTTGCACGTGATCACGTAGCACGGGCCGTTCTCGGTGTCGAAGTCGTGATCTTGCAGGCGTCTACTCATGGCGGTCTAGTTCTCCTTGTCAGTCAGGCGGTCGAGGTCTTCGGCGTGTTGTTCCGCGCAGCGGATCGTGTCGTAGTTCCCGTGGTCGGTACTCCAAAAGTGGCCCACGTCGCGGAGCGGGTCTCCGCACTGGCTGCACTCGTCGTCGCGGTCAATCTGCCCGAGGCGGATCGCGCGGCGCGTGTCGTGCTTAGTCGGGACGGTGTCGAGCGGATCAGGGCGGGTCATGGGGCGTCGTCTCCTTCAGTGAACAAGTTCAGCGTCTGGCCCGCGCCCGATTCGGCCGTCAAGTCGAAGTCGGCCGGATCGGCGCGCGGCAGCGTCCACGTCGGGTGCGGGACTTCTTGGTCTCGCACGGTCTCGGCGCCCGGTAGATCGGGCTGCCGGGCGTCGTCGGTCTCGGGGCGGCGCGTCGTCGTCATCGGCGGGCCGCCTGCACCAGGTCGAAGGCCTGATCGAGGGCGGCCGTGAACCGATTCGGATCGAACCTTGGATTCTCCTTCGTCTCGGTGCCCGCGAAGTGGGCCGCGAACGTGGCCAGCACCGCGCGGGGCGGCGCGTCGGTGTCCTGAGTCGCGGCGAGCGTGGCGCCGAGATCGGCAATGAGGCGAACGTAGTCTTTCTTGGTCATGGGATGCAGGCCTCCTAGCCTGCGTAGCTGTCACAGTAGGCGTGGATGGGCGCCAGCACGGTCTCTAGGCTCGTGGTGTAGTCGTTGATGACGTCGTACCCGTCGCTGCCGTAGACGAAGCGGACCCAGCGCGGGCGCGTCTCGTCTCCGAGGTAGCAGAGCAAAAACTCGTCGTCGGTCTCCATCATCTCGGCCAGGATGGTGTCCCGGTCGGCCGTCGGGGTCTCGGGCCGCCGTTCGGCTTCGTCGTGCGTCCCTTGGTCGGTGGCCAGGCGATAGCCCGCGGCGAGGAGCGCCGTCACGGTCTTCCGGACGATCCGTTGTTCCAGGCGGATCCGGCGGCACATGGGACATTCGAGCGTCACCCGGTCGGGCACGCGGTCGCGGTGCGGGTAGCAGGTGGGGCGATGCATGGTTCTCTCGTTTCTCCTTGGTGGCCCGTCATAGGCCTCCCGGCGACCCCCGACGGGCCGCGCCCGTCGGGGGTCAGGGGAAGCCTAGAAGGGCACGTCGTCTAACACTTGCTCGAACGCGAGGCCGAGCGACCGTGCCGCGCGTCGGGCGTCTCCCGGCTGCCAGTACCCGTCCACGGGCACGGGCACGTCGGCCGGGGTGTCTTCGACCAGGGCGTCAGCACTGAGGGCCGCGGGCGTGCCCTTGGCCGTGTGGGGCAGCCCGTACCGGTCGGCGCAAATCGGGCCGTAGCCCACTTCGACCGAGCCCGCGTCGGTCAGTTCGAGGCCGCAGAAACTGCAGCGGCTGGTGAGCGCGGCGTACTCCTTGGCCGCGATGGCGGGGGCGGCGGCGATGGTGGTCAAGGCCGCGACGAGCGCGGGCGTGACCTTGGGGCCCGCCAGGCGGCCGTCCGGGAAAATCCGTCCCTGCCATTCGTCGGCAATCACGATGTGCACGGCGCCGGGCGTCTTCGACTGCGCGCCCGCAATCGAGAGCCGCATCTCACTGCGGCCGTCGGGCGCCAGGAATCGGGCCTTCGGGAACTTCAGCCCGCGCCCTTGGGCCGCGGTCAGAAACGCGAGAATCGGACGCGCGTCCATCTCGGCCGTGACGGGCGCGGGCGCCGTCGGCCGCGGGGCGGCCAGCGCCGCGCGACAGACGGCGGGGTCCGCATGGCGCGCCCCCTCGCCGGGCGCCCACTCAATCGTGGCGCCCGCGGGAAATCGGGACTTGCACCGCGTGCAGGTCCCGGCGAATTTCGATGTCATTGTGCGCATGGTTACTTGGCCTCCGTGCCGCGGAGGTAGTCGTTGACTTCTTTGTCAAGGCGCTTCTTGGCGTTGTTCACGAAGACGAAGGGCACAGCGCTGGCAATGTGGCAGGCCGCATGCGAGGCCGCCTTGTCGAGAATGGCGATGGCGTCGAGGGTGGCGGGTAGGTTGATCATCAGGTCTCCTTTACAAATACAACGATAATGATGATTGCACAGATGGTTTTGATTGTCAAGTGGCGCGCGGCGGGGGTCGGCAAGGCCCGACGAGGCAGGCAAACGGGGCCTCGGGGCGGGGGCGTCCGGGCTGCTGACGCCCTGAGCGCTGCCCGCTCAAGTCAACATAACTCTCAGTATCAGACGCTGATTTTGTTAACTCGTTAAAACGGAAGGACTTACGGGGACGATCATACCATGATTCTCGGACGTCTGGCCTCGATTCTGACTTCTCCGGGCGATTCTTCCCGGACCTCGGTGGCGCCGGGCACGCAGGCATCGACCAGGCAGAATGGCGGTAAGTGCATGCCGTATAAGAGGATACGGCCACAACAGGCACGGCACGGGCGCTAGGTCACATGACCTAATGACGGTGATTCGGTCATTCGACCTAATCGTCCTACGAAGGTCTTCGTTCGCCAGTTCGGCGGCCAGCCGCTCCGCGGGGACCCAACCCGCCGCGCATTTTGGGCAATCCCTGACACACGGCTGTCTCGTCCTGGAAGGCGCGGTACGGGGAAAACGGCCAGAATCATAGGGGCGAAAGTGCCAAAAAACTCATCTGTACCGCGGTGTACCGTCGTCCACGACGGTACGCGCATCTCCTGCATACGCAGGCGGTTCCGGAAGACGAGGGGGGGCTATGATTTGGGGGGACTATGTAGAGGTGGTACAGCAAAAGTGCCTGATTTTATTGGGCGAAAATGGCTTTCGCCCCCTATTTATACCATCTCTCTCTCTCTCTCTCTCTCTCTAAAGAAAAAGAGTACCTATAAAAGGGGGAACAAAGAGGGAGGGAAGTACATATAAAGATCGGAAAGCCCCCGGTACAGCCCTATTTTCCCCGAAGTGCTTGCCTCGAAAGGACTTGCGCGTACCGTCGTCAAAAATCGACTCCGGTACAACGGTACACCCCCCAAAAAAAAGGGGCCCCTCGACCGTGAGGAACCGCCCTGAAGGCGGCACCTCTAAGCGATGGGGGCGGTCGCCGAGGCGGTCACGGTCGAGAAGGGCGGCCAGGCCACGGTGGTCTATCGGATGCTGGCGCATCAGAAGCGCGGGCACGAGTCGGACAAACCCTATGTCCTCCTCGAAGGGGGCCGGGGCGGCGGCAAGTCGATCTGGCTCCGGTGGGATGCGTATCTGCGGTGTCTCACCACGCCGCGCTTCCGCGCGATTATCGTGCGCCGCTCGATGCCGGAGCTGCGGCTCTCGCATCTGAATTTCGTGCCCTACGAGCTGACGCAGCTCGGGTTGGATCCCCGCGCCTGGCACGCGACGGATTTCGTGCTGCGGTTTCCGAACGGATCGCTGCTCCATTTTGGGCACGCCGAGGACGATGCGACGCTCACGCGCTATCTGTCCTCGGAATTCGAGTGGCTGGGGATTGATGAGGCGGCGACGTTCACCTACCGGCAGTTCACGTTCATGTGCACGAGTCTGCGCTCGCCGATTCCGGGCTATGTGCCGCTCGTGCGGCTCGCGACCAACCCGGTGGGGCCGGGCGCGGCCTGGGTGAAGAAGCTCTTCATCGATCACAACCCGACGTATGACGAGGCGCCCGAGTACACGCCGGAGGACTACCAGCGCATCACCTGCAACATGGACGACAACCCGTACGTCAATCAGGCGGATTACGAGAAGAAGCTGAAGAATCTGCCCTCGGAGGCGCTCAGAAAAGCGCTGCGGTATGGGGAGTGGGTGGTCGAGGGGCAGTTCTTCTCCGAGTGGGCGGAGACCAAGGACGGGCGGCCGTGGCATGTCATCGACACGTTGCCGACGTGGCGGGGGCAGCCGATCGTCTTCGCGCCGCATGTGCAGATTGTGCGCGTGGTCGATTGGGGCTATTCGGTGGGCGGCAATCCGGGGCTGTGTCTGTGGATCGCGTGTCTGACCGACGGGTCCGCGATCGTGTTTCAGGAATTTGTGTTCAAGGAACTCGTGCCCGCCGACGCGGCGGCGGAGATTACGCGGCGCAGCGTGGGGCTGAAGATTCGCTACACGATTGGCGACACGGCGATGTGGCAAGAACACGAGGGCCCGTCGATTGCGGAGCATTTCGAGAAGGCCGGCGTGGGGATGATCGAAGCGGATAAGCAGCGCGTGGCGGGGTGGGTGACGCTGCACACGTGGCTCCGCGACACGCGGACGGAACTCCGGAACGACGGGCCGGTGACGTTTCCCCGGCTGCGCGTCCTCAGAAGCGGCTGTCCGCACACGGTGCGGACGTTCCCGACGATGGTGATCGATCCGAAGGATCCGCAGGACATTCAGACGGTCGGGACCGAGGATGACGCGGCGGATTGTCTGCGCTACTTCGCGCAGGATCGCGGCGGCCCCTCGCGAGAACCGCGCGAGACGCCGGAGCTGGTCTGGCGGCGGCGGCTGATCGCGCGTCGGGAACGGCGCCGCGGGGTCGAGAACTGGGCGCCTGCGGTGTTGAGGGCCGGATGATCGACCAGGGCCTCGATCCGCTCGCGCCTGGGGGCGTGGCGGCGCTCGCGGCGCCGCCCCCGCCCGCCGCGCCGGCCGTGGCGCCGATGCGGCGCGATCCGTCGAAGCTCACGAAGAAACAGACCGACGAGTGGCGGGCGCGGATTGCCGCGAGTGAGAAATATCGCGAGCAGTTCCTCACCAAGTGGCAGCAGAACGTGCGGCATCGGGTGCAGCGGCCCTTTGGCGCGGGCGGGGTCGAAGAGGGCAGCGAGCCGGATCGGCTCAGTCTGCCGGAGGACTGGGCGCGATCGAAGCAGAAGGCGGCGCAGCTCAACTATCAGCTCCCGAAGATCGTGGCGAGTGCGAAAGCGCCGGAGTTCGAGGAGAAGGCGGCGAAGGTCACGGCCGATCTGAACGACGTGCTGCACTACGAGTGTCAGGCCGCTTACATGATCGACGAGTGTCTGGCGGATGTGATCAACGCGGCCGGCGTGATGGTCTCGCTCATCGGGCTGGAACGGCACACCGAAGACGTCCAGATGGCCATGCCGGGGGTGCCCCTCGTCGATCCGTTTGGCGGGCTCACGCCGGGGGCGCCGACGACGGTCACGGTGAAGAAAATTGTCGCGCAGAAGTTCACGTGGGATCGCGTCAGTCCCGCGGATTTTCTCTGGCCGCCGGAATTTCGATCGAGCAACTGGGATCAGGCGCCGTGGCTCGGCGTGCAGTCGTGGATGACGATCGAGGCGGCGAAGAAGACGTGGCCGAGTGTGCCCCCGGAGTTTGAGGGGACCGGATCGCGCCGGCCCCGCGGGCTGACGGACGACATCGAGCAGCTCTACGTCGATGCGACGCAGTACGTGCGCGTGACACAGATTTGGTACTACGCGTGGCTCTTTGACACGGACAAGTTCCATCCCAACTGCATTCGTCGGCTCGTGCTCGTCGAGGGGCATGATGAGCCGGTCGAGTACGACCAGACCGACTGGCAGGAGTGGGTGCCCGAACAGCCGGCGGTGCCGGCGCAGCCGCCCACGCTGGAGGCGCCCGAGGGCACGCCCGAGACGCCGGGGCGGCCGGGCTATTACAAGGGGCTCCGGAAATTGCCGGTGCGTGTGGCGACGCTCACCTACGTGTCGGATACGGCGATTCCCCCCTCGGATACCGAAGCGGGCCGGCCGCAGGTGCGTGAGCTGATTCGATCGCGATCGCAGATGCTCCGGCAGCGCGATCACAGCGTGCCGATCCGCTGGTACAACGTGAATCTCGTCGATGACGAGATTGCCGAGGCGCTCAAGCGCGGCGAGTATCAGGACATCGTGCCGGTCAATGGCGACGGCTCGCGGATGATTGGGGAAGTGGCGCGGGCCACCTATCCGCGCGAGAGTTTTCAGTTTCAGACGATCATCGGCGCCGATCTCGATCGGTCGTGGAGTCTGTCGAACAATCAGCTCGGGACGCAGACGCCGAACGAACGCAGTGCGACGGAAGCGAAGATCGTGCAGAGTGCGGGGCAGGTGCGGCTCGATTACGAGAAGGGCCGCACGAATCGGTTCCTCGTCGAAGGCGCCGAAGTCCTCTTCTCGCTCATGCAGAAGTTTCGCGCCGGGACGAAGTACGTGCGGGTGCCGAAGCTCGGCGGCGAAGAACTCCAGCCGGTGGAGCCTGCCGATCTCCTCGGCGAATTTCTGTGGGACATCGTCGCCGATAGTTCCGATCGCGTCGATTTGCAGACGCGGCAGACCAACACGCTCAAGCTCTACAACCTGACGGCGAACAGTAAGTCGGTCGATCGGTCGCAGCTCGAACGGGAACTCATTCAACTGCACGGCCACGATCCGAACAAGCTGATTCGCAAAGAGCCGCCCGAGGACAAGCCCGAGGCGCCGAACATTTCGTATCGCTTCAGCGGCGAGGACCTGCTCAATCCGATGGCCGTGGCGCTGCTCCTCAAGACCGGCATCCAGCTCACGCCGGCCGACATTCAGGCGGCGGCGACGATGATTCAGGATGCGGTCTCGAAAATGATGGTGCGCCAACCGGGGCCGGGGATGGCGCCGGGCGGCGGGGCGCCGCCGGGGCCGCCGCGTCTCGCGCCGGTGACGCCGCCCGAGACCGTGCAGCCGATTCTCAAGCGCGCGGAGAGTGGCGCGAGGTTGATGCCATGAGTGACCCGACGCCGACGAAGGGGCGGACGAAGCGGAATTTCATGCATCCGACGCCGATGGCGGAGATGCAGCCGTCGAAAAAGACGCACAAGGCGCTGACGCCGACGCAGTACTTGCAGCAGCGGGGCCGGCCGCCGGTCGGCTATCAACGGGCGCTCTGTCATCGCAACCGGATTGCGGTGGCCGATGGCCTTTGCCAGACCTGTTACGTGACGAATCGGCCGCCGCTGCCTGTGCCGGTGACGCCGCGCCTGGCGAAGGAGTTGCTGGAGGAGGTCCGGCTGTCGTTGCGGGAGGCGTTGCCCGAATATGCGAGGTTGCATCTGGACGCGGCGCGCATTTCGGCGCTGCGCGGGGACGCGCGGCCGGCGGAATGGGCGCTGCAGACGATTAAGGCCGGCGACGAGCCGGTGGTCGCGCCGGTGGCCAAAGACAGCGTGGGCGGCGGCGTGAAGGTGATGATCGGCGTCAATCTCGGGGGACTGCCGGAGGGCGCGAAGGCGTTACCGGTGGTGACGTTCGCGGCGGAGGGGGAGCCCACGACATGACGCGGACCTATCGCGCGACGCGGTGGACCTGTGCGCCCTGTGCGGTGGGCCTCGATCACTGGGCCTGGGACGATGACGCCACCGTGCCCGTGTGCGCGGCCTGTGGCGCGTCCATGGTGTCGGTGCGGGCGGTCGTGGCGAAGGCGCCGACGGTGATTGGCGACGCGTGCGATGTCGTGATCGAGCATGCGATCTGCCATCCGGACGGCACGCCGAAACGGTTCACGTCGAAGTCCGAGATGCGGCGCGAGGCGGCGGCGCGAGGGTACATGAACGTCGTCGAGCACAAGCCGCTGCCGGGCACGGACAAATCGAAGTTCACGACACGGTGGGCGACGTCGCCGCCGCCTGGGTATGACCCGCGGCCGATGGCGCTCTTGACGCCGGACGAACAGCGGGAGCGACGGCAACAGGTAGGGACTGATGAGTGACGAAATCACCGGCATCATCGAATCGGCGGCGGCGGATCTGAGCGCGAGCGAAGCGCCCGCGCCGGACCCCGCGCCGTCAGAGGCCTCGGGCAGTGCAGTCCCCGAGGGGGGTGCGGCGTCGGACCGTGGTGCGGCGCCGGCCGAGTCGGCTCCGGCCGCGCCGCCGCCGACGGCCGCGCCCCCGGTGATGACGCCGGAGCAGACCGAAGAAGCGGAACTGGGCGCGCTTGAACAGGAACTCCTCGCGAAGGACGGGCGTCTGCGTGGCCGGATGGGCGTCGCGCGGCATCAGGCGATTTTGAGTCGCGTCCGCAAACAGCACGAACAGATTTTGGCGCAGGCCGCCGATCAGCTCGAACGCGCGAAGCAGTACGAGACGCCGGAATTTACCGAACGGATGCGCGCGTTTCAGATTGCGGAGAGTAACCCCGACGCGTTTCTCCAGATCCTGCAAGCGATTCCGCAGTACAAGGCGCGGATTGATGCGCTCATCACGCAGGCGATCGTGGCACGGGGCGGTACCGCGGCGATCCCGCCGCCGGCCGCGCCGGCCGAAGACAAGGAGCCGGAACCCGACACGCTCCTCGATGGCGGCGGGATGGGGTACAGCGTCGAGCGCGCGAATCAGTTGTGGCAGTGGCGCCTCAATCAAGCGAAGCAGGCGTACGACGCGGAGCTGGACAAAATTCGCGGCGAGATGGCGCCGATTCACCAGGAGCGCGCGGCGCGTGAGCGCATCGAGCAGGCCTTCACGCGCCAGGGCGGAGTGCTCTCGGACGCGCGGGCGAACTGGCCGCTCTTTGCGCAGTACGAATCGAAGATTCGAGAAGAACTGATGAAACCGGGCAATGAGCGGATGCAGCTCGATCAGGCCTATCGCGTCGTTGTCATCGCGGGCGAACGGGCGGCGCGGCCGAAGATCGAAGCGGAAGAACGCGCCCGGATTCAGAAGGAACTCAATGGACAGGCGGCCTCGCCCCGCTCGCTCCGACCGGGCCTGCCGCCCGCGGAGCTGACGAAGGTGGAAGGCGACCAGGAGATCGACACGATCATCCGGAACGCCGCGCGCAGTTTGTCCTAACGACTTTGGCTTGGCGACGTGAGCCAGATCACGTCGCACTCTCCCCGGCGCCTGACTCGGGGATACCTCTTCAGGCACGTCGTTCGCGTCCTGACGGCGAGACGGTCAGACCACGTGCATTGGTGCGCTCCGTCGTTGAGACGGAAGGAGTGAGGTATGCCAACTGTCAGTCAGATTCTGGCGGCGTCCTATCCCGCGGTCATCGCGGCGATGAAGAAGCCGGCGAATCAGTGGGCCGAGTCCGCGCTCATGCGCGAACTCGATAAGCAGAACGGGATCAAGAAAATCAGCATGGGGCCGACGATCGAGGAACCGCTCGATTATCGTCGGTCGCCGAACTCGGGCTTTCTCGCGACGGATCTGGAAACGACGTCGCTGACGAAGACTGATGTGCTGACGACGGCGGTCTACACGCCCGGCCAGCTCAGCGTCGAGATGGTCTGGAGTAAAGGGGACGAGGCGAAGAACCCGTCGGAGAATCAGAAGGTCGCGCTCGTGAAGTCCATCATCGAGAACGGCGCGGAAACGCATGACGATCTGATCGAAGAGGCGCTGTTCGCGGCGGCGACGGACGGGTTCCTGGGCTTGCTCGGGATCTATCCGGACTCTGGGCAGGGCAACGTCGGGGGCATCGACTCAGCGGCCGATGCGTGGTGGCGGCATTACACCGCGACGTACGCCGCGGCCGGCACGAACATCCAGGCGCAGCTCACGAAGGCGTTCAACGAAGCGGCGAAGGGCACGGGCGGCTCGATGCCCACGCTCCTCGTCAGTGACGGCGATACGCAGGCCATCTACGAAGGCTCGATTCAAACCCTCGCGCGCTACATCGACGTCGAGGACGCGAAGGTCGGCTTCCGGACGCTCGCGTTCAAGACCGGGCGGTACGTGTTCTCGCCGTACGGCGGGACGCGGATTTACGGTTTCAACACGAAGCACACGAATCTCAAGGTCTCGAAGGAATTCTTCCGCGATCGCGGCGAGACGCAGGAGATCCAGAACGCGCACGGCTACGTTTCGAAGCTGTACTCGATGCTCCAGTTCACGACGAACAACAAGAGCCGGGGCTTTGTCTTGACACAAGTCTAGCGGGGGGTCAGGGCGCCGCGCGGGGGTGTGGGGACACTGACGCGCGGCGCCCGGCGGGGAGGCAGTGAGTCATGGCGAAATTTACGGATGTCCCGGTTGAAGGCAACACGGATGCGGTGCACGACACTCAGAAGAACGCGCTGGGGATGTCGGCGAAAGACGAGTTGAGCCGGTTGTGGGTGTACCTGAAAGGCGTGGCGAACTGCCTGGAAGGGTCGTGGGTGACCTACGACGAGTTGGCGGTCACGACCTTGCTCGCGGCGAATGCGATCGGGCCGGTGGCGGTGGCGGGCGGGCCGGTGGTGGCGGGGAAGTTCGGGTGGTTCTGTGTGTTTGCGCCGATGGGCGTCAAAGCGCAGGTGGCGGCGGCGTGTGCGGACAATGCGCGCGTCGGACGGGAAGGCGCGGATGGTGTCGTGGGCGATGGGCGCGTCGCGGGGGATGAAATCTACAACGCGATCACGCGGGCTTCGACGACGACCGCGGCGGCGGTGGCGGTGCAGATTCTGTATCCGTACGTCGATGACGTGAACGGCGCGTAAGGAGGGACGAGATGACTGACGGCAAGGACAACGCGCCGACGGGGGACGGGAAGACGATTCTTCAGGTCCTCGAACGGCTGACGCAGATTCAGGAAGCGCAGCCGGTCCCGCAACAGACGGTGGCCCAGGCGACGTATGTCACGCCCTGGAATCCCACGGGGAAACGGCAGCGCCCTCGACTGCGTCGTCGGGTGTTTGAGAACGGGCATCCGATTTCGGATGGTCGGTTGACCGATGAGGAGATCACGTTGCTCAACGGGCTCAAACACGGGCGGTATCACTCTCGGCAGTGGACGGTGATTGAACGGGATGAAGAAGGCCTGACGTCGTTGCATTTGTTCTTCCCGAACAAAACCGAAGCCGATCGCATGGCGATTGCGCGGATTGCCCCGCGGGGGTTGGCGGATCTCTTGGTGTTGATTCACCAGGAGATGCAGGGCGTCAAGGTCGCGACGGAGTAACGGGCATGTCGATCATCACTGTGATCGTCGTGTTGATCGTGCTCGGGCTTTGTTTGTACCTGGTGGAAACGTACATCCCTATGTCGCCGCCGATTCGGCTCGTGATTCGGGTGCTGGTCGTCTTGCTCCTGGTCCTGTGGTTGTTGCAAGCCTTCGGGATCTGGCGTGGCGTGAATCTGACGTTGTAAGGCGCGGCGCGTCAATCGACACCCCGCTCGTCGGCGAGGCGATACCGCCGATCTGGGCGGGGTGTTGTTCTAGAGGGGGCCTCGTATGGCGTGGTGGAATCCGTTGTCGTTTGGGGACCAGCTCACGAAGGCGGCGCGGCGGACGAAATTGCCGGTGCCGAAATTGCCGGGGGTTGGGACGTTGCCGGCGCCGTCGTTGCCTGGCGCGGCGCGGCCGATGCCAAACCTGCCGGGGCTCGGGTCGCTGCCTGGAGCGATTTCTGGGGCGTTGGGGAAGGGGGCGCCGAGGCCGGCGTTACCTCCGGGGTTGGGGGCGGTGTTGCCGGGGGCGGCCTCGGCGATTTCTGGCGCGTTCGGTCGCACGACGCCCTCGGGTACGGCGGGAATGAAGTCGAAATTTCCCGTGCTGGAGGCGCCGCCGTTGCCCACGGATCTGGAGGTGTACAAGGCGGCGTCGCCTGACGCGGATGCGTTGGCCGCGCTCGGTGCGGCGGCGGGGGAGATGGGCGCGGGGGCGACGCCCGATTGGACGCCAGAGGCGCAGGCGGATCTGAAACGGTCGCAGTTGGAGGACGAAGACGAGCTGAATCGTCAGGCGTTGCTCGCGCAGATGAAACCGGGCGAGTAACGTCATGACGTTCTTAGAACTTCAGAACGCCGTGATGAATCGGCTGAACCTGACGACGGCCGAGGCGCGCACGCGCATCAAAACCGAATTGAATCTGCGGAATGCCGAAGTGACCAGCGGCGTGGGCATGGAGAAGGTGCGACGCGCGACGGTCGTCAAGGACACGATCATCGGCGATCCGCAGCTCACCTACGCGAACGTCGCGCACGTCTTCACGATTTTCGACCCAGTCCACATCAAAGGCGTCTTGCGCGAAGTGTCGATGAACGACATTCGTGAAGAGGACGCGGACCAGAACACGTCGGGGTACCCGCGGGTCTATGCGATTGCGAATCATCTGAAAGATTCGATGACGATCACGCTGTACCCGAAGCCGTCCACGATTTCGACGCTCCGGGCGGATGTGCTCGCCCTGGGCACGGATATGGTGGCCGATGGGGATGCCCCCGCGTTTCCCGTCGATTTTCACGATGTGCTGGTGCACGGCGTGCTCTACGACGAGGCGTTGAAGATTGAACGGCAGACGGCGTATCAGAAGAGTTTCAAGCTGGAGTACGAGACGCGTCGCGCCGATCTCCGCTACTTCCTGGCGAAGCGCGCGTACTTCTCGCGCAAGCAAAACAGTCGGGACTGGGAGGACATCGGCACGCGCCGCTGGGGACCGATGGGCGTGCCGTAATGGATCCGATTCTCCTCACCGATCTGCGCGGCGGCATCAACGACTCGGATAGTCCGCTGCTGCTGAAATCGAATGAAATGACCGACGCCCGGAATGTGGATTTCCGGAACGGCGCGCTCGGCGCGAAGCGGCGCGGTTCGACGGGGATCGACATGACGGGGGCGCCGTTTACCGCGTCGGTCGTCGCGCTCTTTCGTCACACGCCGACGAACAACATGGCGAACGACGAGCTGTGGGCGATCGATGCGAACGGCAATATCGATCGGCGCGTCGGCGGGACGTGGCAGGGCGGCGTCGCGCGGGCGAATAACTTCGTCACGGTGAGCGCGAACAATTACGACGCGAACGCGGTGAGTCTGCACGGCAAGTTGTTCATTGCGGCGAAGGGCGGGTTTGATCGGTTGCTGGTGTGGAACGGGACGGTGCTTCGGTGGGCAGGCTTTGCGCAGACGCCGAATATCAGTGTCTCGAATTCTTCGACAGGTGGGACGTTTACGGGGACGCGGTACTACCGGATTCGGTACATCGAGCAAGTGAGTGGTGTGACGGTGCGGCGGGCGGAAGCGTCGAACGTGTTCACGTTCGTGCCCTCGGGGTTGGCGGACGGGGCGGTGGTGACGAAACAGGTGACCGAGGGCCCGACCCTCGTGACCTCTGAAGGACAGACGCATTGGGAAGTCGAAGCGAGTCTCGACAATATCTTGTTCTATCGGATTGCGACGGTGCCGATTGGGACGTCGAGCTATACCGATAAGACGCCGTACACGACGGGCTATGCGACGTTTCCTTTGTCTGAGGCGACGGGGGAGTATGTGGCGCCCGGCGCAGCGCGGCATGTGACGGTCGATGAGGATCGGCTTGTGCTGGCGGGGTCGTACTTCACGCCAGGGAATGACGCGACCGTGTGGTGGACGCCGGTCGCCTCGGATGATGGCGTCGGGAATGACGAGCGCATTCCGCAGGCGACGCTGCAATACATCACGTTTGACGGCCTCTCGGGGGGCGGGATCACGGGACTTGTGGCCGGCGTCAATGGCGCGGTCTATCCGTTCAAACGGAGTCGCATTTATAAAATGGTGCGGACTGGCATTGTGGCCTCGGCGTATGCGCCTGTGACCGAGAGCTGGTCGCGCGGCGCGACGATGCGCGGGGCGATTTCCGGGCTCGATGCGACGGGGTTGCCGTGTGTCTATTTTTTGGACGAAGCCAAGGGCCTGTGTCGGATCGGCCGGCAGGGCGTCGAGGATTTGGGCGGGAATGTCGAGGGGACGTGGAAAACGTGGAATAAGAACGCGCTTGTTCCGCCGCGCATGGTGCACTACCCCGAACTCGATCAGGTCTGGTACAGCGTCCCGCTCGGGGCGGCGACGACGCCGTCGCGGCTCTTTGTGTATGAGACGCAGTACGATGCGTCGCTCTATCACGACGGATTGCCGGCGCTGGCGGCCTGCTTCACGCTCTTCCAGGATGCGAACCGGATCATGCGGCCAGTGTTTGGGACGGAGCTGACGGGCCTCGCGGGGGGCGGGACGACGTACATCCATTTTGGCGATACCGGGGTGACGGATAACGGCCAGCCGTATCACGCGTACGTGGTGACGGCGCCGTTTGCGGTGGGGAAGGTCTATCAAAAGTTTGGGGTGCTCTCGGCGGTGCTTGTGGCGCAGGCGGGGGCGGCAACGATGGAGGTGTTGATTTATCGGAACTTTGGGATTGAAGCGCTGTCTCGGCAGGTGACGCTCGTCGCGAGTGCGGTGGGCGAGCCGTACGTGGTCCGACCGCTCGATAGTTTGAGCATGACGGGGGCGAATCTCGTGCAGTTTGTGTTTCGCGATCCCGCGGGGTCCGCGGTGTCGCAACAGTGGAGTTTGGATCAGTTCGCGTGGCGTCCGCGATCGGAAGAGGGCAGCGCGTAATGAAGTTGATGCTCATCAATCGCGAGAAACTCCAGGCGATTGGGGCTGCGCTCGTCGATGAATTTGACAATCTCGTGTCGCGGATTCGGGCGAGTTGGAACGTCGAGCACAACGAGGACGGGACGCACAAAGAGCTGCACACGAATACGGTGACGACGGGCCGCGTCGTCTACGACGGGATTGTGACGGATAAGTTGATGGCCTCGGTCACCCATAACTACGCGCCGCCGGGGTTGGACGATGCGGCGGTGCTCCGGCTGGATCCCCAGGTGGATGGGGCGATGGTCACCGGGCTCCAGGTGCCGCAGGATTTGCACGGGACCATTCTTGATGGTCGAGTGTTGATTGTCGAAAACATTACCGAGGTGGGCTACGCGGTGCGGTTGGCGCATGATGCGTCGCCGGAGGGACAGGCATCGGCGGCGCGGAATCGCTTCCGGTTGCCTCGGTACCCGGCGCTGGTGAATGCGCAGGCAGAGTTTGTCATTCACCCGGCGTCGTTTGTGACGCTCATTTATAACGCGCTGAAGGCGCGATGGATTATTGCGTCGCAGACGTTGGATCAGTCGATTGGGTACTTCCAGTTTTCGGTCGCGCAGAATGTCATTACGATGCCCCGCGCGATCAAGACGTTTCGGTTGTTGCCGACGGCGGCGAATCTGTACATCAACGGGTTCGAGTCTACGGCGGTGCCGGATGACGAAGTGAAAACGGTCGTGAATGACGGGACGTTTGAAGTGTCCTTGATTCATGCGGCGTCGTACGCGACGGTGTCGTCGCGGGTCTATTGTCCGGCGGGGGTGCGCTACATCCTCAATCCGCGGGAATCGGTGCAGATGCAGAAGGTCCGTGGTGGGGGCTGGCGTGTGCTCTCGAAAGCGGATCAGTGGATTGACATGCCGTACAACGCCGGGTGGTTTTCGGCGTATCCGGGGACGTGGACGGTGACGGCGGGGAACGTGGCGACGCTCATGTATCAGGTGGACGGGAACAAGATGACCGTCACGTACGTGTTGCAAAACACGACGCCGGGCGGCGGGGCGCAACAGCTCATCATGGCCATTCCGGATGGGCGCATTGCGGCGCGCACGGTGTGGCAGACGTTGGGCTTTGCGCAGGATTCGCTGGGGCTGGTGCCGAATGCGATTTGTACGACGAGCCCAGGTAGTCAGTTCTTGATTTTCTATAAAGATGCGAGTGGCGCGACGGTCTGGGGGACCGGCGTGTATCTCTACGGGCAGATCATTCTGATGATTAAGGAGGATTACACCAGCATCGAGATTCATAGTGACGTCACGCACGCGGATGCGCCGCACGCCGATGCGGAGCACGTCGATGTGGCGCATCTGGATGTGGTGCACAACGACGTGCACTATGACGTCGCGCACGGCGACGCGGGGCACGCGGACCTCGGGCATGCGGACACGCATTCGGATGACGCGCATTCCGACACGCATTGGGATTCCGCGCACGTCGATATGCACCAGGACGTCGCGCACGGGGACATTGCGCACGGCGACCAGAATCACGGCGACGGGCACACGGATTCTCATGCGGATGCGGGACATCTCGACGCGCACACCGATACGGCGCACATTGATCAGGCGCACGGCGACGCGGAGCACAACGACATTCATCAGGATTTTTTCGGCGGCGGCACGCCGCCGTCGCACTGGGATTCGCACGGCGATTATCCGCACCAGGACGGATCGCACGGGGACGTCGCGCATGATGATGTGGCGCATCAGGATGTTGCGCACGGGGATACGCCCCACGGGGACGATCACGACGATCGGCCCTCGTCCTACGTGCCGCATTCGGACGTGCCGCACACCGATACGCACACGGACGCTGGGCACGAGGACGCACACCTCGATACGGCGCACGTCGATACGCATAGCGATGCGCCGCATAGTGACGGGTCCCATACCGACGCGGCGCACTCAGATGGGCATGCGGATGTGCCGCACACCGATCAGACGCACTCGGATCAAGGGCACAGTGACACGGGGCACGGGGACGCGGCGCACCAGGACGCGGGCCTGCACAACGACGCGAATCACACGGACATTTGACCATGAGCATTGAACTGCAACCGCTCGGCGTCGCGTGCAACATTGGGTGTTTGTACTGCTACCAGGAGCCGATGCGCAAAGCCGGCAACGAGCGCGGCCCGGTGTACGACCTCGTGAAGATGCAGCGCGCGGCGGAAGCGGAAGGCGTCGGGCAGCTCGATAGTCAGGGGCACAAAACGAATTTCGCGGTGTTCGGGGGCGAGCCGTTGCTCCTGCCGTTGAAGGACCTCGAAGCGTTGTTTCGTTGGGGGCGACAGGAGAAGGGCGTGACGCCGGGGATTCAGACGAATGCGTCGTTGATTACCGATCGGCACATGGCGCTCTTCAAGCAGTACGGGGTCTCCATTGGCGTGAGTCTCGATGGGCCGGGGGTACTCAATCGGACACGGCGGGCGAAGGACGGCAAAGACGCGACGACCGATGCGATTACGGCGAAGAGTCAAGCGGCGCTCGAACGGCTCTTAGCGGAGCATCTCAGCGTCAGCCTCATTGTGACCGTGAGCGCCGGTAATGCGCGGACGGACGGGGATGTGATGCAGCTCATTCACTGGCTCCTGACGCTCCGAGACCAGGGCCTCCGGTATGTCAATCTGCACACGCTCGAAGTGGATACCGAAGACGGCGCGTTGCTCCAGCTCTCGACGCCGCGCTCGATTGCGGTGATGCGCCGGCTGCGCGAGGCGTTGGTGGGCTTTTCGCACGTCTCGCCGTTTGACGATCTGCGGTTGTCGTTGCTCCGCGAACCGGGCGCGAACTGTGTGCTGAATCATTGCGATCCGCTGACGACCGCAGCCGTGCGTGGCATTGATGGGCAGGGCGGCCGGAAGAATTGCGGGCGGACGGAAAAGCAGGGCGTGTCGTTCATGAAGGCCGACACCGCGGGCCGGGAACGATCGCTCGTGCTGTACCTGACGCCCTTCGAGGATGGGGGCTGTCAGGGGTGTCGGTTCTTTGCGGCGTGCGGCGGGCACTGTCCAGGGGAGGGGTTGGACGGGGACTGGCGCAATCGCTCGATGCACTGTGGCCTGCTGATGGCCCTCTTCACCGATCTCGAAGACGAGCTGGCGGCGAAGGGCCTCGTCCCGATCTCGCAGTCGCCGCAGCGGCCGATGATCGAGGCGCAGCTCCTCGGCGTGGCGGCTGGCCTCGTCTCGGGGCATGGCGACGTGCCGCACGGCGATCATCACGGCGATCACACGGACCAGGGAGGCCGACGATGAGACGCCTCCCGTTCCGGATTCCGGAATTCTCGCCGCGGATCACGTGGACCTCGGCGGCGGCACGGGCAGTCTGGGAACCGCGGCTCTCGCTGGTGTCGGCGGCGTTTGTCGAGGCGGAACGGCAGTCGGTGATTGTGGGGCTCAGGGACAGTACGTTGCAGACGGTCGCGCCAGAAGGACTGACGGATCTCGCGAAAGCGATGGCGGCGCACGGGCTTGTCGTGTTGCCCGTGGGGAAAGTGGCCCGGAGCCTCGCCTATGCGTCGGCGTCGCAACCCGTCCGGCTGGGGGAGCCGTTTGATTTGCGCGTGGTGATCACGCGGCCGGCGCATCTCGACGCTTGGGCGAAGGCCTGGGAGACGAGTGACAACGAGACGATCGGGCGTTTGCTCGGGTATCCCGCGTGTTGCCGCACGTTCTTTTCGCGGGTGTGGGACCAGGAGCACTGGTTCGATACGACGGGGCCGATGGCGGAAGGGTATGTCCACGTACGCGGGACGAACATGCTCTTGCGCTGGTTTGGTGTACGGCCGGTGCCGCATTTGCCGTGTGCGTTTGATTGTCTGCCGACGCTCCACATAGCAACGAAGCTCCGCGAGCTGATGCCAGAACCGGCGCAGACGTGGGCACGGCAGATGTTGTCGTGGCCGGTGAAGTGGTCGAGTCTGCACGGCATCGCGGAAATCTTCACGCCGGTTTTCCGCGCGATCGTCCCGACGGATGCGCTGGCCTCGAAAACGGAGGTGTGTTTTCAGGGCGACGGGTACCCGAAGGAAGGGGCGACGGGCCTCTCGTTCCCGTATCGACGCGAGGGAATGGGGTGGGAACCGCGCAATGGATTCATGTCGGACGAGGCGATGTTCGCCGCGCATGCGGTGTTGCTCCAGGCGTTGCCGAATCGGTCGTTTGAGACGGTGATTGATTTGGGCTGTGGCGATGGCGCGTTGCTCCGGCAGATTGCGGCGCGGCGTCGGGTGGGCGTCGAATCGAACATTCTGATTCACCCGTACGGCCTGGATCGGACGGTGTACCAGGATTGTCAAAATGCGGGGCTGTTGGATCGGTTGTTCAAAGAAGAACACCCAGATCTGGTGATCGCGCAACGGCAGCGCAATCCCCCTGAATTGTTGACGTGTGACTGCGACATCTTGTCGTACTCCTACGAGGGGACGACGACGGCCGAGTGTATTCGACGGAGGGTACCAGCGTGATCGCAGACCAGGACGATCCGAGACGGCGCGAGGACGAAGAAGAGGACGACGAGGAACTCGACCGGCAAGCGCTCCTGCAACAGATGGAGACGAAGCCTGAACCGGGCTACTCGTTGGACGGCGATGGGAAACAGCCGCCGACGGTGAAAGAGGAGACGACGCCGACGACGCCCTCGACGACGCCGAGTGTGTTTCAGAGTCCGAATACAAGCGTGCGGGGGTACATCGACGCCGCTATCAATAGTTTCGCGCCGACGGTGCAGGGGCTCACGGGCGAAGCGGCGCGGAAGCAAGCGACGCAGGACTATTTGACGTCGCTCGTGCCGGAGATTCAGAAACGCGGGGGCGTGGTTGGCGACATCAAGAACGAAAAGATGCAAATCAACGGGCAGTGGGTCGATGTGCTCCGCGACATCGAAGGGGCGGCGGCGCCGCAGTACTTGGTGGAAGAGCCCGGCGGCGGGACGCCCTCGATGCTCGGGGCGATGGGGATGGGCGGCGGCAATGCCGGGTTTGG